TTGGAAAAATAAATTAACAGTTGATTATTCTCGAGACAATCATTTTTCTGAACTAAAAGAAGCAGAATTATTAAGAGAAAAAATACAAAGTTTAGATCAAGTTTCACAATATGTTGGAGAATATTTTTCTAAAGAATGGGTACAAAGAAATATTCTACTAATGGACGATGATCAAATTAAGAATATGGAAAAAGAAATTGCAGCCTCACAGGCGCAAGAACCAGACGATGACCAAGGAGCAGTATAATGGATAATGTCGAAAATATTGAAAACACAGAGCAAGAAACAAATCCAATTCAGGATTTAATTAAAGCTTCTCTAGATAAAGACTATAATAATGCAAATAAGATATTCGGTGAAGTTATGACAATAAAAATGTCAGATCTTCTTGATCAAGAAAAAGTCAGAATGGCTGATCAAGTATACAATGGAGCTGAAGAAGAACCAGAAGAAGATCCGGATTTAAATGATGAAGAAGATTTAGAATCTGAAGAAACTGATGAAGAGCCTGAAGACAAAGAAGAAGAAGAAGTGTAAATCATAAAAAGTATAAATATAATTAACATGAAAACTTTTTTACAACTAAGAGAATTAACAGGAAGAAAGCCTATAGGTAAACCGGTATTTGATAAAAAGATTAATCGTGTTCCTGTTAAGATTCATAATGAAAAAAATAAATTTGTTGTTTATATTGATGGCGATAGATTGGATGCTTACAACTCTCAAAAAGAAGCTGAGAAAGCTGCAATTGAATTTATGAAACAATATAGAGGTTAATATGAAACTAATATCAGAATTTGTAGAAAACGATATTGAGTTCTTAATTACCGAAGATAAAAAAACTGGTAAAAAGAATTATGGTATTCAAGGAATCTTTGCACAAGCAGAGACTAAGAATCGAAACGGTCGTATATATCCAATGCCAGTAATGGAAAAGGCACTAGGTAAATATAATAATGACCAAGTGTCAAAAGGAAGAGCAGTTGGAGAACTGAATCATCCTGAAGGTCCGACCGTTAATTTAGATAAAGTTTCTCACAAGATTAATGAACTCAAATTTGAGGGAAATAATATTGTGGGCAAAGCATCGATACTGAACACCCCTATGGGAGAAGTTGTTAAAGGCTTACTCGATGGCGGAGTTACTTTCGGTGTATCGACTCGTGGTATGGGAAGTTTGAGCCAGCGTAATAACGCAATGGTCGTCAACGACGATTATATTCTTAACGCGGTAGACATCGTGCAAGATCCATCCGCACCTAGCGCTTTTGTTAATGGGATAATGGAAGGTGTTGAATGGGTTTGGAATAACGGTATTATAGAAGCACAAACAATTGAAAGAATGGAGACTGAAATTAAAAAGGCTCCACGCGCTGATCTCTATGAGACACAAGTTCGTGAGTTCAAAAATTTCCTCTCGTTATTAAAATCAAAATAAGGAGTCTAATATGACTGATAAAGAAATAGTCGAAGATCAGGACGTGGAACTCCAAGAAGACGATGAGGAAATCTTGGAAATGAAACACGATCCTAAGAATGCTGAAGCTCAGTCAGTTGCTTCTATTGACAAAGCAGGTGATGCTACTGGAACCGCTCCAAAGCGTAAAGGTGACAACACTAAGAAAGATCCAATGCCAAAAACTAAAGCAGGCATGATTGCTTCTCTAGTTGGAAAAATGCAAGGCATGAAAAAAGAAGCTTTAATGGCTATGTACAATAGTACAGATCCTGAAGCCTTTGACGGCGAAGCTATCGCTGAAGAAGAAATTAAAGATCAAGTTCAAATTGAAGTTGATTTTAAAGATGATCTTAAAGCACTTGTTAATGAAGAAGCTACACTGTCTGATGAATTCAAGCAGAAAGCAGAAACTATCTTTGAAGCTGCAATCAATACAAAAATAAATGCAGAGATTGACAGATTAGAAGAGAAGTATAATGAGGAGCTTTCAGAAGAAATCGAAAGCACCAAAAAGGACCTTGTGGAAAAAGTAGACAGCTACCTAAACTACGTAGTTGAGGGCTGGATGGAAGACAACAAGTTAGCAATCCAAAATGGTTTAAGAACTGAAATTGCTGAAGATTTTATGAATAAGTTAAAAGACTTATTTGTTGAGTCTCACATTGAAGTGCCAGAAGATAAAGTTGATCTTGTTGACGAACTCGCAGACAACGTTGAAGAACTTGAGGCTAAACTCAATGAATCAACTGAAAGGTCAATTCAAATGGCTGAAGAGTTAGAGACATATAAGAGGGAGTCTGTCATTAGAGAGGCAACCAAAGATTTGGCTGAAACTCAAGTCGAAAAGCTAAAGTCATTAGCAGAAAACGTAGATTTTGATGACGAAGAAACTTTTGCACAAAAAGTTGCTCAGTTAAAAGAATCATATTTCTCTAAGACTGCAAAAACCCAGGAAGATATCGTTGAAGATGATGATTCACCAATAGTTGAGTCAACAGGTTCAATGGAGTCTTACCTTAAAGCAATCAAAAAAACTGCAAATAAATAGGGAGTCCTAAAAAATGACAGTATCATACGATAGATTGATCGAAAAGTGGGCACCAGTACTGAACGAAGAGTCAGCTGGTACCATTACAGATCACCATAAGAAAGCTGTGACTGCTGCAGTACTTGAGAATCAGGAAATCGCTCTTAGAGAAGAAGGATTGATCTCAGAAGCAGCTCCAGGAAATGCAACAACATCTGTAGCAAACTGGAATCCAGTATTAATCGCACTTGTAAGACGTGCAATGCCAAACCTAATGGCATATGACGTTTGTGGTGTTCAGCCTATGTCCGGACCAACTGGCTTAATTTTTGCCATGAAGTCAAGATATGGCGGTGGAAACACAGCAAATAGAGAAGCACTATTCAACGAAGCTGAGACTCAGTTTTCTGGTGACAGTGCTGGCACTCACGACTCTGATAACGTATCAGGTTTAGCTGATTCAACATCAACAGGACCAGGTACAATTGATGACGAAAGACTAACAGCATTAGCTGCTGGCGGTATGTCAACAGCGAACGCTGAAAGCCTAGGTTCAACTGGAGAGTCTTCATTCAGAGAGATGGGATTCACTATTGAAAAAGCAACTGTGACTGCTAAGTCAAGAGCTCTAAAAGCTGAATACAGCTTAGAACTAGCTCAAGACCTTAAAGCAATTCATGGTCTTGACGCTGAGACAGAATTGGCAAACATCTTGTCAACAGAAATCTTAGCTGAAATCAATAGAGAAGTTATCAGAACTATTAACTCTCAAGCTAAAACTGGTGCTCTACAATCAAACACTGCAATTAATGGTATCTTTAACGTACAGACAGATGCAGACGGCAGATGGTCAGTAGAAAAGTTTAAAGGACTAATATTACAGATCGAAAGAGAATGTAATCAGATTGCAATCGAGACACGTAGAGGTAAAGGAAACTTTCTCATATGTTCATCTGATGTAGCATCTGCATTAGCTGCAGCTGGTATGTTAGACTATACACCTGCATTATCAACAAACTTAAATGTTGATGACACAGGTAATACTTTTGCTGGTGTTTTAAACGGTAGAACAAGAGTATATATTGATCCATATGCTCAGCAAAACTATGTAACAGTTGGTTATAAAGGAACTAATCCATATGACGCTGGTATATTCTATTGCCCATACGTTCCATTAACAATGGTACGTGCTGTTGGTGAGGATACATTCCAGCCAAAAATTGGTTTTAAAACCAGATATGGAATGGTATCAAATCCATATGTAGGTTCACCACCTGCTGATGGCCTAGCAGCTGTTAAGACTAACCAGTACTACAGAATATTCAGAGTTGACAATATTCTAGGTGCTTAAGTCTTAGTACTATAATATCAAAAGAGGGGCGCATGTCCCTCTTTTTTTTATATAAATAGTATTATGGAAATATTTTTAGTAACATTATTTGTATTCATGTCATTCATAGCTTCAAGCTTGTCACTAGCGTCTATGCTTAAGAGACCAATAAAAGGAAGTTGTGGTGGAATAAACTGTAGGTGTAAAGATGGCATTAACCACTAACTTCAATTATCTACAACCTACTGGGTTTAAGCTAGTTATAGATAGAAAAAATTATCCGAATTTAGAATTCTTTTGCCAAGATTTTACTCATGCTGGTGTTATTATGAACAGCGCAGATATTGGATATAAGAAAATTGCAGCTATACCATTTATAGGTGATAAGTTAACTTACAATGAAATGTTAGCAAATATTATTTTAGATGAAGATATGAAGTCTTATATTGAAATGCATAATTGGATGAGAAGAATACTTGATCAAGATAATGTAACACCTTTAGACAGATTTAAAAATGCTACGCAGCGTCCACCTTCACAATCAGATATTACGTTATCAATATTAAATAGTGCAAACAACGCTGTAGCACAAATAACATATAGAGATAGTATACCAGTAGCATTGACTGATATACAGTTTCAAGCGACGAGCGGAGCTGAATCGTTCTTAACATTTGGTGCGTCTTTTAGATTTACATATTTTGATATTAAAATATTTAATCCAACGACAGGCGCAATTACAGATTCATTTGATGTAACTGGTAGTGTAACTGGTTAATATATATTATTGGAGACATAATGATTGATTTGAAAAAAGTCCACGAAATGTGGCAAACAGACTGTATTATTAATAATAATCAACTCGACGATACTTCTCGTCAAACCCCAATATTACATGCAAAATATATACAAATGTGGTCAACAGCTAAATTAGAATTAAGAAGGGCTGAATACGATCAAAAGCGTTTGTTAAAAGATAAATGGCTATATTATAATGGAAAGATGGATCATGAAACAATAAAAGAAAAAGGTTGGGTGCCAGATCCGTTTGATGGATTAAAGGTACTAAAAGGCGAAATGGAATATTATTATGACAGTGATCCAGAAATACAAAAATCAGAAGAAAAAATACAATATTGGAAAACAGTAATAGAAACATTAACAGAAATTATTGACAACTTAAAATGGCGTCATCAAACGATATCAAATATAATTAAATGGAAACAATTCGAGTCAGGAAATTAAATCATTCAATCTTAAAGGTTGACTGCGATAGAGGCGTAGGAGCAGAACTTAGAGAATTCTTTTCTTTCTATGTGCCTGGTTATAAGTTTATGCCGGCATATCGCAATAGGTTGTGGGACGGTAAAATAAGATTATACAATCAAATTACTGGTGAAATATCTGCAGGACTATTCCCACAAATACTTTCTTTTGCTGAGAGCAGAGAATACGAAATTGATATAGAAGAATCAGAATACGGTAGTCCTAATGAAGGTAATAAAATTAATCCGGATTTTATGATGAAATTTATTGATGCATTAAATTTACCTTTTAAAATAAGAGATTATCAATTTGATGCAGTATGCACAGGAATACAAAGAAAGAATGCTATTCTTTTATCACCAACAGGTTCTGGCAAATCATTAATAATATATGTTCTTATGAGATACTTACTATCATCTTTCGAAAAAGATGTTCTTATAATAGTACCAACTACTTCTTTAGTTGAACAAATGTATAATGATTTTAAAACTTATGGTTATGATGCAGAAAAAAATTGTCATAGAATATATTCAGGTAAAGATAAAAATACAACTAAAAGAGTTATTATTAGCACATGGCAATCTATATATAGATTTCAGCATGATTGGTTTCATCGGTTTGGTAACGTATTTGGCGATGAGTGTCATGGATTCAAGTCAAAATCATTAACAACTATAATGAATAAATGTACTGAAGCTGAATATAGATTTGGCACAACCGGAACGTTAGATGGTGCACTTACACACGAGTTAGTATTACAAGGATTGTTTGGAAAAGTTTATAGAGTTACAAGCACAAGAGCTTTACAAGATAATGACACTCTTGCAAAATTAGCAATTAAAAGAATCATATTAAATTATAGTGAACAAGTTAAAAAAGATTTTGGTAAAAAAACATATCAAGAAGAATTAGAATTTATAGTTACAAACAGTAAGCGTAATTCATTTATAAAAAACTTAACACTTGATCTTAAAGGTAATACATTGCTTTTATATAATTACGTAGAAAAGCATGGTAAACCTCTTTACAAGTTAATAAAAGATGAAGTAGATGAAACGCGCAAAGTTTTTTTTGTATCTGGTGAAACTGCTGCTACGGATAGAGAAGCCATAAGAGCGATAGTAGAAAAACAGAAAGATTCGATTACGGTGGCATCGCTAGGTACATTTAGTACGGGTATAAA